GCATATGGTATGCCACGGCCTTGGCCAGTAAGCGTTCTTGCAGCACCGACCTTATCAACGCCAGCCTGATATGTTAACGACTGATCGGGCGTTGTGCGGAATGCGCCACGCTCAATGTCTGGGGTAAACCCGCGATAGCCTGTCGATCCCCAATCCATGCCAATCTGGGCTTCGTCCATCATCGCTGCGCGAGCATCGGAAACTTTTGGCAGACCCATCTTTTGGAGATTTGCCTTATCCAATCCCTTTAGAAGTGCCGCACGCTGCGTGCCAGTCGGAAGACTAGCCACATACTCATCAAAGTAGCCCGGTGTTCCAATGCTCTTGAAGTCTCCAAATGGGTATATTGTTTCGCTGTATTTGACTTCTTGCCCATCAACGATCTTCTTTTTTACCACAGACATACCAACGCTACGGATAGCTTCGTCAATTGTGGGAATGTTCTTTGTGGCGATTGGAGCGCCCTTAAGCATCTGGCCAAAAATCTGCGAGGTTGGAACAGCAAAGTCAGGCGATTGTTCGCCCATCAGCAAGCTGATGTAGAATGGGTCTTCAGTTTTGCTTGCCTCGTTGAGTTTGCTGGATGTAGCAGTTTGCGCACCAGCATATCCCTGCCCGGGGCGATCCATATATTGGAAGCCGCCCTGTGTATCGATTGGGGTCTCAAAAACATCTTCGTTGACCTGCGTGACGCGCTGCCGACCAGACGTGTCCCCAACAATTCCCATCAGCGTCCGACCCTCAAGGTCTGCTATGCTTGACTGAATTGGGGCAACCAATTCTTCGTCCCTAAATCCTCGACTGTAACTGCCGGAAAGTGCAGTTGGCTTTTGCGATTTAATGTCTGTCATGCCAGCGCCGGGCGCTGTCGGCCCACGCCCAGAGATTTCTGCGGCAGATGGAACGCCTCTCAAATTCTCTGCAATATCTAAGCCAACGCGCTCATAGCTTCTTGGACGCACAACGTCTCTTAGTGGTGGCCCACCGTTGTCTCCCATGCCACGTCCCATGTCGAATGGAGCCCTCATCACACGCTCCACATCGGCGAAGGTTAGCGGAGGTCGGCCATCACGCGCTGCACCCATGCGTAACGCACCAGCAGGTGCAGTTCCAGCGCCAGCGCCAAGCGTCACCATGCCTGTCAGCCCAGCAATGTCGCCATAGGTAATAGGTTCTCCCGCCATCGATCTGGCTGGCACTGAGATGGCGTCCCAAGCGCTTTGCACGGCATTACTGAGCAAGTCACCAGTGAAGCCCAGCGGGTTGGCTGTTGCCTCACGATATGCGCCCCTGACCACAGATTGCGTTTTGGGCGGTGCCATCTCAAACAAGTATTGCGTGCCGTCGAAGCGCGACGTGTAAATCTTCCGGCCTAAGTCATCGTAATTTAAAACAGGATCTGTTTCCGGATTAGCCCCGGCAGGCAGACGCATTGGATCATATGCAAATCCGTCAGCCTTTGGGGTGAGAAAGTCGAAAATGCCCATGTTACGCCTCTGATGGATCTATGATGGTCCGCTTGATCTCGATCGGTATTGCCCCGCCGGATGGCCCAGACAGTTCCTGCTTCGTCGCGTCAGAGTAGCCGTGCTTGGAAAGCATCATCTTGGTGATCGAGTAATTGAAGTCACCAGACAGGCCGTTATTCAGCAACTCACGCTCTTGTTTTCGTGAGATTAACTTGAGGATGTCAGAAAACTGGTTGCCATCATCCCTCGACCAAGCGTGGCAGGTTTCTCTGCTTACGTTGATTTCACAGGCTAGACCTGCAACCGATGGCACTCTGTCACCTGCTGCGATCCATCCGCCATTGGCATAGGCCCAAGCGGCCTCAATGATTTCTGGTGTATAGTCTGTGGGTCTTCCGCCAGCCATGACATTCCTCATCTCGACACATAGCGGTGTCGGTCGCTGCGGCATCTTACATCAGTTTGGGTGTTCTTTCAATGCGACGATCTTGTCTAGCACAGACAGGCCAAACTCAGACGTTGGTTCAAACCACCATAGCGGCTTTTGGCTGCGGTCTTTATTGGCTGTGTTTCGTAAGATGCTGTGAACGCCTGTCTGTTCGTTGCGCACTCGATTGATGGCCCCGATGCAAGCGTTCTTTGTCATGCCCACAACCGCGGCGGCTTTGCTATGGCTCAGGCCCATATTCTCAACAAGGTGCAGCGCCATGAGGATTTGTTCGTCTTTCTGGCGGTCTAGCGTTCCATGCATTGGATTTCTCCTGCCAGTGCCAAGTATCCATTTGCATCCACATATGAATCGACGTGATCTGGGTTGCCTTTGATGCGAGCGATTTTAAACAGCACCATCATCATGGCAACATCAAAACCATTGAAAACGCACGTCTCGCGCCCATACATCCACCAAATCCAGAGGGATGCCACGTTTTCAAAGTTGTCTTCTGCATCCCCATGCGTGGCTGCTCGGTCCTTTGTGATGTATTGCGTCGCGGTGCTTAGGATCTGTTCGCGGTTCATTTAGCCCTCACTGGTTTGTTTTGCTTGTAACGGTTGATAGCTTGCTCCAAACGCGCTTTTGCAACCGCAGAGTTGGTTGCGAAAGCATAGCGCACAAAGGATCGATTGAAACCAAGCGCTTTGCTTGCTGCTCCAAGCGATGGAAAGTTCAGCCCATCAAGATCGATTGGCTGGCTTTGAGTGTTTCCAAGTCCCACGGCGTCCATGCTGCCACGCTTCAAGGCGCTATAGATTGCGTCCATTGCTATCCCAAGAGTTTCTGAAGCATTGCGCACGCTTGGGTATGTAATGCCGCGAATTTCAATTATCATCACTCCCCCTCCAGTTCAGCCAGCACGGCAAGAACAGCATCGTCTGCTTTATCAAGTGCGGGCCATGGATATGCCTTACCACTCTCCATTCTGACAGCTTGCGCAAACCCTGTTTTGCCACACACCGCATGATGCAACTCCCGCAGCGTCTCCACCGCCTTGGCGAGATGTTGCTCTAGCTGCCACGCATAAGCCTCTGCTTCGTCGGCGTCATGTCTGGCGGCTTCGAGTTGCTCGATGCGGTCGGCGCGGACGTATTCAGTGGCGTAAGTAGGGCAAAAGAACTTTCCATCCCCATTTAGGCTATCTTCCGTGGGACAGCAGCCGTCTTCGTTGTCATCTAGGTTTACCCAGATACGATTTGGTGCGTCAGTCATTCCGTTTCTCCCACAGGGTTTTGATTTTTGCTTTGAGTGCATTGCGCCGACTCTCCGGCCAAGTTGCAATGAAATCTCGTCTTGCCTCAACTGTCCTAAGTTCCATCGCGTATCGCGCAGCGCTATCTAGCAGTTCCTCATTACAGGCTGCGTTGTATGCTTCTTTGCTGTCTCTGGTTGGCAAGTAGATCTCGCCCATTCCAACTGGATCGTCCACTTGCCAGATCCTCACGGCTTCAAGGGTTTGCGGGCGACATAGGCAAACTGTCCCGGCCCTAGTTTGCGCTGGAACAGGATGCACTTTCCTGCGTTGTACAGTTCCAAAGCATCTGCCTTGTGGCAACCTGACGCATATGCACCTATATGATAGATCACCTCATCCCCGCGCTTGATCTGGTCCAGCACAGTGTGCAGTGTGCCGCGATGTTCTTTAGTGATGTTGTGTTCCATGTGATCTTTCATTCTTTCTTTTTTCTCCCTTTGATTACTGGACTGTTTTCTCCAGTTCGTGCTTTGCAGTATGCAACAAACCCAGCCGCGTTCAGATTTTCTTTTTGTGTTCCCCATCGAATGTTTTCTGGCCTGTTATCAAGCGCGTTTTCATTTTCGTGGATAACTACGTTTTTTCCTTCGGGTGCTGGCCCGTGAAACGCTTCACAGACAAGCCTATGCACTTTGTAGTTTTTCCCACGGTAAACGGTTCCATAGAATTTGTGCCTTGCCGTTGAACTAGCTTTTGTGATGCTCCCAGTTATCGGGATTGTTTTATGATGGCGATAACCTCCATTTGGCATCATAGACGTTGATTCTGGCCAACGTATTCTGCCCAAGGTGCTCGCCATTGCCCCATCAATTGATGGTATGCTTTTCCATTCTTCATCCATGTTAAACCTCATACATAAGATGGCAAAGCATACCTTAGACTTGATATTATATCAATTCTAAAATGGGATCGAGTCCTCAAGATCATCGCGGCTATTTTGCTGCGGTTCCTGTTCGCTGCGTTCTTTTGCGCCGCCCATAAACGTCAGGTCTTGCACCGAAAGCGTCAGACGGCCTTTGCCTTCGTAAACGTCCACGCCGGGGCGACCAGACACCACCAGCTTCGTGCCTTTGGTGATGTGGCTGTTCAGGCTTTCAGCCCTCTTGCCCCAAACATTGCATTGCACCCAAGTGCTGTCGCGCTTGTTGCCGTTCTTGTCCTTGCCGTTGTCGATGGCGATTGAGAAACCCAGAACTGGGTCACCGCCCTGCGTGGTTCGCAGCTGGGCGTCCTTGCCTACGTTGCCAGCGATTGTCATGGTTAGCATTTTGTTGCTCCCTGTTGCGTTGTGTTTTTGCCGTTAAAGATTGCCATGATCCACCCTTCAGGGGCTGGCATTTTGGCGTCAGAAGTTTCTGCGTCATACCATTTGCGGATCATTTCTTCCGTCTCACGTTGCTGCTTTTCGAAGTTCGTCATTTTAGTTCTCCCGTTGTTGTGTTCTTCTGGGTTGACCTTACACCAGCCACAGATGCCGGCAACATCTTTCTTGCATTTCGCGCAATTATTTTCACATCACGCTTTCAATGAACGCTTGCGCTGCTTGGGCAACGATTGCATTGCCGTAACCGCGCAGTCGTCCCACTCTGGCGGCAGACCCATGAGCCAGCGGGGATGTGCCGGGTTCAACTGGCCGCCACTTTCCATCGCGGCAGAAGAGCCAATCAGCATCTCG